CATCTGCGCCCGCGCGCCGTGTGCGCGTGCCATGGGGGTCTCCTTGGATGTGGGGTGTCAGGCCAGAGGGCCGGTCGTCGAGTAATGCAGGACGAAGGTGATCACCGCCGCCTTCAGGGCCGCCGTGCCCTCGATGGGCAGATCGACCGAGGCCGGGGCCTCTGGTTCGACCCAGTCACAGAGGCCGCCGAGCGTCCGGTCAGCTTCCAGCTCCGTGCCGATGACGGTGATCAGGTTATCGAAAGCACCGGCCCGGTCGGTGCCAGCCTGGACGACGATCTCCAGCTCGGCCCGGTGCTGGTAGTGATAGCGCAGGGGCGACAGAGTCACTTCCGGCTCTCCCGGCTGGCCGTCGCGCAGGATGATCAGCCCGGCCGCCGGGATCCGTTCGGGCAGGACCTCGTCACGCAGGGTGAGGCCGGCAAGCGGCTGCAGCCGCGCGAGCAGCGCGGTAAGGACGGTTTCGCGGGTGGTGGGCATACGCGATCTAAATCAAGCGCCAACGTGATGGATGGCGCCGACGGTGAAATCTGAATGGGGAACAGATAACAGCATCCCGTAACCCGTATCAAAGTAAGGAGGAGGAAAGAGAGAGCGGACACCTACCATGCTCCCTGAGCCAAGCCACTTGAACGCGTCAGAGAGGTTGAATCGGATCACGCCGATAATCGCTTCTGAATAATCCATTATTCGGCCGCCCTGCTCGCCCTTTGCCCGAAAGAGCATTCCATGCTGAGAATGAGGCCGCAAGAAAATGGACGGGACCGTAACTCTCAGGTCGATAAGTTCGGTTTTGCGGCTCAACAGCATTCCGCGGCGAGGTTTTCCGCGTCTATCATCGTTGGCGGACAGCAGGATTATGTAGCAATAAGAATATTCCGTGACTTTTCGTTGGTCGAAATGGAGAAATTCTTTGTGTTTCCCGACCGAGAAAGCTTGATGGGATGCGAACCAGAGCGCGACCCAAACATTGTCCACCACATCGATCCACGTTGTGTGAATTCCGTAATGCTGAAGCAGCGGCTCATGGGCGTACTCCGGAAATCCTTCGAAAATTCGGCAGTTGGCTCGAAACAATTCCAGCGTGGAGTTAAGTGCTGCATGTCTTTTTGTTTGGGCGGCGTCACTCTTAATTCCGCGGTAAAGCGTTGGTGACAGACCATCATATAGCTTCGATTGGCCTCGCAAGAACACTCGCTCAAATGGTTGCGCTTTGAACTTTGCGTATCCAACGGCTTGAGTGAGCGCATGTGGACTCTCTACGTGCAACACATTCTTGCCTGACGCTTGATCAACCAAATAGCTTGCATCGCGAATAGTCACCTTCTCGAAAACGCTCATTGCGAACCCCACTATAGGTCAGATTTGTAAGGGCTAATCCATCTCGAAGCTCGCGTCGAGAGTCAGACCCACCCCGCCACGATCCTTCCCGGCACGCCGTCGATGGCCTGTTCTGCATCCCGCGCCAGATCGAGCCGCTTGCGAAGCTTGACCTGCGGCACGAGGAGAAAGATTGGCACGTTGGTCAGTCCTCGGCCCGTCTTCGCGCGGGATGCCACCGCCCGGCCCTTGCTGTTCAACCGCCCCTCCGCCACCAGCAGGCTCGGGCCCCGGCGGCGATAGATGAAGCGCAGGCGCAGGCCGGAGCGGCGTTCCCATTCGCCGGGGGTGATGCGACCGCTGCGCGTTGATTTCCCCGCCGCCGCGGTGGGGATCGCCAGCCAGAACCCGTTGCGCGACCGGATCAGCGGCCCAGCATCATGCGCGCCGACGATGACAGGGGCGTTCGACCAGACCAGCGCCGCGGCGTTCAGGCTCTCGCCGCCTTTGGGATAGGTCGCGAGGCGGATCGAGTTGCCGAGCCGGGTGCCGAGCCCCGCGCCTGCGATCTGGCCTCGCCACGCGGATTTGAGGCCCCCGCCCGCCTCGCGCATGGCGGTGGTGACGGCCTTCTCGCCCGCGGCGATTTCCGCCTGCATCATCGCGACGATGTCAGGATCGATGGTGAGCTTCAGCTTCATGCGGGCCTCAGATCGAGGGTCCAGATCAACCGTTCCCGGTCGCGCAGGGGTTCCCCCTGGATGACATGGCTGTCGGCACCGATGACGATCACGTCGCCCGGTCGCGGGGCGGGCAGGTCGGCGACGCGCACGTCGACTACCGTCGTGTCGCTGACAAACCGCCCAGCGCCGAAGTCGGTGACGCGGTCGGGCGCTCGGCGGATGATGCGGATCGGGCGTTCCTCGGAGGTGGTGGCCGAGATCCAGAGGGCCGAGGCCGCCATGGAGGCATGGGTAAAGATGCGGTCCATGGCGGCGGCAAAGACGGACATGGGCTGCGTCCGTCAGTTCGACGTGTGCAGGCGGATCGCGAGGCGGGGCCGCTTGTTCACCGGAAGGATCGAGGCCTCGGTCATCACATCGATCCAGCGGCCTTTCTCGTCGAGATGCTGGCGGGCATAGAGCGGCAGGCCGATGGTGTTGGCGGTTTCCAGCAGGTTCGCCGGGCCGCCGTAGGTGGTGAAGGTGTCCATCGTGCCCAAGGGGAAAGCGATCCCCTCGTTCGCCGGGACCAGCCGTTCGGTGGCCTTGGTCGAGAGGGTGACTGTCCCTGCGTATTCCTCGAACAGAATGCCGCCGAAGGGGAAGTTGCGGCGGACATCCTCGCGCAGGGGCTGGGCACCGGTCGAGGCGTAGAACTTGTAAGCTTCCTCGGTCTTCGGATGCGCGATCAGCTTGTCGAAGAACTCGCGGCTGACCAGCGCATGGACCGAAGTCATGGCCTCGCCCAGAAGGTTGTCCTCGATGGCGCGCAGCACCTCGCGCACCTTGCCTTGCACGTTCGTTCCGGCGGTGCCCAGCACGAAGTCGACCGAGATCTGCGCCAGGCCGAATTCCGTGAAGTAGTTGTAGAGGGTCGTCCCGGCCCCGTCCTTCACGATGCCGCGCAGCGCGTTCATCTCCATGTATTCCCGGGTCTGGGCATGCTTGCGCCGCATGAGCAGCAGCTTGCGGTTCATCACCTCGACGAGGGGATCGGCCGCATCGAAAGCGCCGCCCAGCGCGGGCTGTCCCTGGATGTCGGCAGGCAGGACCACGTCGTCATGCGGGATCCACGGCAGGGCGAAGCTGCGCATCGACCGGCCTTCCCGGGTGCCGACCGTGGCGGGGCCGCCGAGGGGGACGGAGGGCAGGAGGCTCAGGACACCCTCGTATTGCTCGATGATGACCGAGCGCTGGCTGACGCCTTCGAAGCGGAAGAGGCCGATCTGGGCGAGGCGAGTGTAGAGGTTGGGCAGGATGTTGATGGCCTGCGTCATCTCGGCCAGCGAATAACCGCCAGCGTCGAAGGGATTGCGGACGATGGTCATGGTGGGGCTCCGGTAGATTGAGGGGATTGGACGTCAGACGCCGTCGCGGGCGATGATGCCGACAGCGCCCAGCTGGGTGATCTTGGCGGCGATCTTGGCCGCATCGTTGACCGTCGCCTCGTAGGCGAGGGCGGCGCGCGACACGATGGCGGGGCCACGCGTGACCACGATGCCCACCGCGTCGGCGAGCGTGGCGTTCACTGGATAGAGGAGCACGGCGACTGCGGTTTGCGAACCGTCGGCCCCGGTCGCGGGCGAGAGGGTGCACTTGCCGCTGGCCGTGATGCGCCCCAGGACCGACCCTGCTGGATAGGACAGGCCAAGCTGCAGGGTGATCACCTCGCGGGTGTAGTTCGGATTGACCTCGTATTTGAGGACATCGCCCATGCTGGGCGGTTCCGTCAGGACGGGCATGGTTCAGTCTCCGGGATGTTGGGGGATGGGAAGGCGGGGCGAGGGCGCAGCAACAAATGCCTTTGGTGGCCAGCGCCAATGTCAGCGCGAGGCGGCGGCCGATTTCTTCGCGGCCGCCACGATGGGGCTTTCCTTCGCGCCCGCCGCCGGGGCGGTGGCGATGATGCCCGCGGCATCGCTGCGCGCGGCGAGATCGGCCAGCACCTTGGCGCGCAGTGCTTCCGGCTTCACGCCCTTTGCCACGGCATCCGCGGCGTCGATCTGGATGCCAAGGCGCGCCGCCTGTGCGCAGACCTGAGCGACCTCGGCTGCCTCGGCCCGGATGGCTTCGGGCGACATCGCGGCCGCCGCCGTCTGCGGCGGCATGACTGCCGCGGGCGGGGCCGGTTCCGGCGGCGCGCTAGCGGCAGGCTCGGGCGCAGGCTGCGCATGGTCTTCGGGGGCGGTGGTCATCATCGGGCCCTTTCCTCTGGGGTTGGATGTGAGGCTGGTTGTGCCGCGGGGTGCGGCGGCGAAAGCGCGGAAGGCGGTGACGGGATCGGCCACCTCATCGGC